TTCAATACAAGGTGCATTAGCTGGTATAGGTGGTGCGTTAGTTATCAAATCATTATTAAGTGTTGGTTCACAAGTAGAAAATTTAGGTGTTAGATTTGCATTTCTATTTAAAGGAATGGAAGAAGGTAACAAAGCATTTAATGAATTAATTAATTTTGCGGCTAAAGTACCTTTTTCACTAGGAGAAATTTCAGCGGCTTCAGGAAATTTAGCTGTTGTATCTAAAGACGCAGAAGAACTTGCAAAGATTTTAGAAGTAACCGGTAATGTTGCAACAGTAACAGGACTAGACTTTGCTATAACTGCCACACAAATACAAAGAGCATTTTCAGGTGGTATAGCGGCCGCCGATGTATTTAGAGAAAGAGGTGTTAGAGATTTATTAGGATTTGAAGCTGGTGCTAAAAAGACTGCAAAAGAAACTAGAGATGCTTTTTTCAAAGTATTTGGACCAGATGGAGAATTTGGTAATGCGATGAAAGTTATGGCAGTTACCTTTACAGGAACACTTTCAATGTTAGGAGATAAACTTTTTAAATTTAAACTTGAAACTAACAGAGCTGGGTTTTTTGATTTTATTAAAAATGGTCTTGTTGTTATAAATGAAATAATTGAACAAAATGGAGAGATGTTAGCAAAAGCTAGTGCAAGGACTTCAGATTTTTTAATTGGAATAACTAAACAAATATTAATTAGTGGTGCAATTTTAACCGATGCACTAAGAACACCTTTTCTATTTGTAGCTAATGCAATAAAGGGCACACTTGATGTTTTAAAATCATTACCAGCAGGAGTGAGAGAACTAGGATTTATTGGATTTCTTATGTTAGGTGGTAAAGGCAAATTATTAATTCTATTTTTAGGATCTATATTTGATGGACTAAGATCAATGTTGGGAAGTTTAAGTGATGCTTATGCAACTATGATTGAGGGCATGTCTAAGTCTATGCGTTTCTTAAAAATAATATCTGAAGAAACTTTTCAAGCTAATTTAGAAACAGTTAAAGAATTTAGAGATACTGCTCAAAGATTAAAAACTCCTTTATCAGAATTGAATAAGGAAATAAAAAATTCAGGAGAATATTCAGAAGAATGGATGATTAATACTAGAGCAATTAATGACTTTATTAAAATGATTGAAGAAAATATGTCTTTAACTAATGAACAAATGAAAAAACTTTTAGAACTAGCTGGTAAAGTAAATAAGGAAGTTGAAGAAACAGGAGTCGATTTTAGTAAGGTTGGAGACTTAATTAAAGAAAAAATAAAAAAAGAATTAGAAAGTGTTAATGAAAGAATTGCAAAAGGTATTATGGGTAGCATAAGAAGTTTATCAAAAGGTCTTGCAGAAGTAGTTGTTAGAGGTAAAGAGTTAAATATGACACTTAAAGAAATAGCACAAAGTATAATGGTAAATATTATTGCACAACTAATTGGAAATAACATTAAGACAAATTAATAAAATTTTAAACAAAGAAGAAGTACAAGTTGAAGCAGAAAAATTAAACTTAATGAAATCTCAAAACACAGAAAGAAAGAGAGCAATATTATTTAATGCGTTAGGTGGTGGTGGTGGTGGTTTTCCAGGATTTGCAAAAGGTGGTGCTGTATCAAAAGGTAAAGCTATTGTAGTTGGAGAGCGTGGTCCTGAAATGTTCGTACCAAATAGTACAGGACAAATAACTCAATCTGCTAGAGGCACAGGAGGAGGTGGAACAACAGTTAATTTTAACATTAATACAGTAGATGCTTCAGGCTTTGAAGAATTGTTAGTTAGATCAAGAGGAACTATAACTCAATTAATTAACAATGCAGTAAATGAACGAGGTAAGGAGAGTTTAATTTAATGTCTGGTGCTTTCCCTATATCATCTGCTAAGTTTCAAACTTTAGGAATAAAGTCTATTCAAAATACTATTATCTCAAAAAGTGTATCTGGTAAGAAACTTGCAAGACAAATTGATAGTCAAAGATGGGCATTCACAGTTGAGATTATTGCTGGAAACAGATCAGATATTTATGGAGAGTTAATGGCATTTATAGTTAAACAAAGATCAGGGAAAGAAAACTTTACTATAATCCCACCAGAAGTAGAAGATGCTAGAGGCACAGCTAGTGGAACACCTCATGGTACTGCAAGTATTGGAGATACATCTATAACATTAGGTGGAACAGGAACAGGAACTCTTAAGGCTGGAGATTTTATAAAATTTACAAATCACGATAAAGTTTATATGGTCGTTGCAGATCAATCTGATATTTCAACAGGAACTCTAACTATTGAACCACCATTAAACACAGCAGTATCTTCAACAAACATAACTTATGACAATGTTCCATTCACTGTTTATTTAACAAACGATATTCAAGAATTTGGTGGAGTAGGAGCAGACAAAGATGGAAATGTTTTATATAAATATGAAATGGATGTAGAAGAAGCTCTTTAATGAAATATAAAATAACCCATCTTGTTACTGCTGACTTTGTTGCTGAGATTATTGTTGATGAAAGTGAAATAAATATAAGAACAAACGACCTTAAGGAATTTAAAAAACCTAATGGCAAGTTCGAAATTACTATGATAAAAGGTACAGAACAATTAGTTAGAACAACTTACGAGAAGCATAATGACAAGGAATTTAACATCATCAATCAAGACAGCATTAGCGACGAATGATATTAAGCCTGTTCATTTACTTACAATAGGTTTTAGTACTCCTGTTAATTTTACAGACTGTCCATTCTCATTAACTTCATCAGTATCAGGTTCTTCAGTTACTTATTCTCCATCTGATTTTATTATTGGTATTTCTGACTTTACCGAAGAAATAGATGTAACTAAATCAAGTTTAGGAATTAGTTTATCAGGAGCAGATCAAACATTTATCTCAACAGTATTAAATGAAAATGTAACTAATGATGAGGTAACTATATTTAGAGGATTGTTAACAAATACAAGTAATTCAGTTCAATTAATTTCTGATCCTTTTTTACTTTACAATGGAAATATTGAAAACTTTTCAGTTAATGAAACAGATAAAGATAGTGTTGTTAATTTAACAGTAGTTTCTCATTGGGCTGACTTTGAAAAAAAGAATGGTCGTAAAACAAACAATACATCACAACAAAGATTCTTTAGTACAGATGTTGGTATGGATTTTTCATCACAAACAGTTTTAGATATTAAGTGGAAGAGAATAATGGGATTTGGAAGTTTCTTTAGTGCTGTAACAAGTTTCTTTACAAACATGAATCCTGTTGTAAAGTTAATTGCAACTGTAGCAATTTCTTGGTTATTTAGACCTAAAGTTCCTGACCTACCAGATTATGGATTAAACGAAGCTGATGATTTTGAAAGTGGAGTGTTATTAAATAAACAATCCAATGATGCAAACATTCCTGTAATTTATGGAACAAGACTTGTAGGAGGAACTAGAGTTTTTATTGAAACTTCAGGAAACGATAACACTTACTTGTATGTTGCTCTAGTAATGTCAGAGGGAGAAGTTAATGACATAACTGAAATAAGAGTAGATGATAAAGTAGTTACTTGGTCAGGCGATTTACAAGACAATGTTCAAAGAACAGTTGATAGTTCAGATACTAATTTCTACAAAGATTCAGAAAGTTTAATAACAGTAGAACCACATTATGGAACAGATGGTCAATCTGCATCTAGTTTATTATCAACTTTATCGTCTTGGGGAAGTAACCATAAATTATCTGGTTTATGTTATTTAGCATTAAGGTTTAAATGGAATCAAGATGTATTTTCTGGAATACCAAAAGTACAAGCAGTTTTACAAGGTAAAAAAGTTGTATCTTATAATGGAAGTTTAGTTGCACAATCTCCTGCATTCTCTACAAATCCAGCTTGGTGTTTATTAGATTACTTAACAAACAGTAGATATGGAAAAGGTTTAACAACAAGCGAAATAAATTTACAAAGTTTTTATGATGCTTCATTAATTTGTGAAACACAAGTAACACCTTATTCTGGTGGTAGCGATATTAATATATTTGATGCAAATGCTGTATTAGATACATCAAAAAAATTATTAGATAATGTAAGAGAACTTTTAAAAGGTTGCAGAGGTTATCTTCCATATACACAAGGTAAATATAATTTAATTATAGAAACAACAGGAACTGCGTCTTTAACTTTAACTGAAGATGATATTATTGGTGGTTATACTTTACAAACTCCAGCAAAGAATGAAAAATTTAACAGAGTTATAGTTAGTTATGTTGATCCAGATAGAAACTATCAAGTTAATGAAACACAGTTTCCACCAATAGACGATTCAGGATTACCTAGTGCTGATCAACACGCAACTATGAAAACTGCTGATGGTGGATTTTTGTTAGAGGGTAGATTTGATTTTGGTAAAGTTATTACAAATACTTATCAAGCAGAAGAAATGGCTGAAGTTATACTTAGACGAACTAGAGATTCTTTAAGGTTATCAATTAATGTTTCATTTAGTGCATATGATTTAGCTATTGGAGATATTGTTAACGTAACTCATAGTTCAATAGGATTTAGTTCTAAACCTTTTAGAGTGTTATCAATTAAATTTAATCCAGATTACACACTTGGTTTAGATTTAGTAGAACACCAAGATGCACACTTTACATGGGCGACTAAAACACAGGCACCAACAGTTCCATCAACTAACTTGCCAAATCCTTTCACAGTTCAACCACCAGCTAGTATAACTTTAGATGATACTTTAGTTGAATATAATGATGGTACTGTAATTGTTGCTTTAGATGTAACTATAGGTGCATCCCCTGATAGCTTTGTTGATTATTACCAAGTAGAATACAAATTAAGTACAGATTCTAATTATATTATCTATGCACAAGGTTCAGGATTAAATCACAGAGTTTTAAATGTAATTGACCAAAAAGTGTATGATGTAAGAGTTAAGGCAGTTTCTACTTTTGGAGTTAGTTCAACTTATGTATCAGCACAAAGAACTATTATTGGTGCAGTAGAACCACCAGCAGATGTAACAGACTTTGCTTGTAATATTGTAGGACAAGAGGCTCACTTATCATGGACACAAATACCAGATTTAGATT